ATAATGCTCACCTGCCCTAGTAAAATCTGACATAATAAAAGCATCACTGGTGGCCGACAACACCTAACACCAAAGGACTGAACATGGCCACCAGCACTACCACCTATCTCACAAACCCAACCGTGACACTCACGCCAGCCACGGCAGGCACACTTGTTGATCTAACTTCGCTGTGCTCATCAGCCACTCTTACTGTGGGCTATGACTCGCTTGAAAGCACCAGCTTTGGCGATGCAGGCCATGTTTTTGTAAAGGGGTTGCAGGCCGTAGAAGTTACTCTCACGCTTTACGCTGCATACGGCGCTTCATCTGTTGAGGCCACATTGTTTGCTGCAGTTGGCACAGGTACTTCAATTCTTGTACTTTCCCCTGCTGGCGCTACTGAATCAGCCTCCAACCCTGAGTACACCATCACCAATGCAATGTTGTCATCGTTTACACCAATCACTGGCTCCTATGGTGAGCTCTCAATGATTGAGGTGACATTCACCGGTGGAACATTCGCACGCGACATTACATCGCCTTAAACCCTAAATAGAAAGCAGACCCGACATGCAACTGACCATGCTCGTAAACATCGGCTCGGGTGACTACACAGTTACCACGAACCTCTACACAATCGTTATGTGGGAGCGCAAATACAAGCGCAAGATTAGCCAGATACAAGATGGTGGCCTCGGTATTGAGGACTTGGCATACATGGCTCACGAGGCAAGCAAACAGCAAGGCTCAGTGACTGTGCCTCTAATGCTTGACGACTTCATCAAGCAGCTTGTCAATCTTGAGGTAATCGAGCAACCAGACGCAAACCCTACCGAGGTGGCACCTACCGACATTCCCTAGCAACACTGCTAGTCGAGTGTGGCTGGTGGCCACCACAAATAGAGTTTGACGTACCCGACCTGAACACCTGCATTAGTATCATCAATGAGCAGAGGAAAAAGGCCAAATGAGCGTTACAGCAAGCACCGAGATTTACGGCCTAAAGGCAGCGTTGGCTGAATTGCAAAAGATTGACAGTAAAACCAAGTTTAAAGCTGTGAACCAGATCAAGGCCAGTGGTGCCGAAATGGTTAGTCGCGTATCAATGACCTACCCTGCACAGCCACCTTTATCAGGTATGGCACCCTCTAAAAAAGGCACAGGTCGCCTCTCGTATGACCCTAAGAAAGTGCGCAAGGGTGTGACCATTCAGGTGGGTGGCCGTAGCCAGCGTGGCTCATCGCCTCTAGTGACGTTGCTACAAAAAGATGCTGCCGGTGCAATCTTTGACATGGCAGGTTTGCGTGGAGACTCTGGGCAATTCTCTGCCTACCTTACCAATGCTTACGGCCCTGCCCAGCGTGGCATGTGGCGTGAGCGTGAATACATCTATGGTCAAGCCACCCAAGACATTTTGCAGGCCATCGAGCAAGTGCTTAACCAGGTGAACAGGACACTCGGCTAATGGCTGTTTACATTCCCATCGTTTCGGAGTTCAACTCCAAAGGCATCGACAAAGCCATCAAAGAGTTCAACAGCCTGGAAACCGTAGGCGCTAAAGCCAACTTTGCACTCAAGAAAGCAGCCCTGCCTGCAGCTGCAGCAGTGGCTGGTTTAGCTGTTGCCCTCGGTGACGCTACAAAAGCAGCAATCGAGGACGCTGCATCGCAAGCTGAATTGTCACGCCAACTAAAAGCAACTACTGGTGCTACCGATGCACAGGTGGCTGGTGTTGAGGATTTTATTTCTGCACAGGGCAGGTTACTAGGCGTAACCGATGATGAGCTACGTCCTGCTTTGGCTGGCCTTGTTCGCGCTACAGGCTCGGTCAGTGAAGCGCAAAAACTAGCAAGTGCAGCAATGGACATTGCAGCGCAAAAAGGCGTACCACTGGCGACAGTTACAAAAACCTTAGAGAAAGCCTACGGTGGCAACCTCAAAGCCCTAGCCAAATTGGCACCAGAGTACCGACAGATGATCGAGGACGGTGCATCGTTTGAGGACGTTATGTACGCCATCGGCACAGCCACAGGTGGCGCTGCATCGACAGCTGCAAACACTGCCCAAGGGCAATTTAAACGCCTCAGCATCAGCCTGCAAGAAACCAAAGAGTCAATAGGCGCTGCACTTTTGCCTGCAGTAAATGCTGTACTGCCGGTATTGGCTGCGCTCGGCAATTTTGCTAGTGAGAACACCACAGCATTTTTGGCAGTGGCTGGCGTTATCGGCACGCTTGCTGGCATCATTCTTGCCTACAACGCCTATCTAAAATTGCAGGCTGCATACACCATCGCAGCCACAGTAGCCACTGCAGCGTTCAACCTGGTCATGTCTGCCAACCCCATTGCACTTATGGTTATTGCTATTGCTGCTTTAGTGGCTGGCCTGGTGCTGGCTTACAAAAAGTTTGAGGGATTCCGTAACATTGTGGACAGCGTTTTCAGGGTTATACAAACAGTTGTATCGGTCAGTATCGGTGTAATCAAAGGCTATTTCGAAACGCTTTACGGCTTCTATAAAGGCATTTTCAACGGCATCGCAAGCCTTTGGAATAACACGATTGGCAAACTGTCTTTCAAGGTTCCGAGCTGGGTGCCTGGCCTCGGTGGCAAGGGCTTCGATGTCCCTAACATTCCGATGCTGGCTGAGGGTGGCATCGTCACTAGCGCGACCCTAGCCATGATTGGTGAGCGTGGCCCCGAGGCTGTAATTCCTCTCGATCGCATAAACCAGATGGGTGGCAACAATGTGACTATCCACGTGAACGGTGGCGACCCTCAAAGCGTGGTCAATGCTTTGCGTACTTACATGAGGCAAAACGGCTCTGTACCTATCCGTGTGAGCAACATCTACTAATCATGGCTCTGCAGATTTATGAGGTGTCGTACTCGACCAATGGCTCTACCTGGACAGCACTAACCAATGTGCAAAATATCAATTTCAATGCTGGCCGTATCTCACAGTTAGACCAAATCAAAACTGGCACAGCCACAGTTGAAATGCGTTACCCAACTGGCTACGCCTCACCCATTACGGATTTGGTGTCAGGGACGCAGCTGCGAATCAGAAACGTCACGCCGTCAATAACAACCAAACTAATTTGGACAGGTTTTATATCTGATGTATCGGCTCAGTACGGTATCCCATACTCAGGTGGTGTAGGTGAGGCTGACTATCTAACTGTTCAAGCTGAGGGCTCGTTTGCTCGTTTTGGCCGTATGCAAGGCAACAACTATGCAATGGCTGCAGGCAACATCAACACTCAGGTGGCCTCATCAAATGCAGAAACAGGTTTGACCCTGCAAGTGCAGCCTTTGTCCACTGTTGATCCGACACCGGTATTCAATGGCAACTTGGGTGCAACCACTGTTAGTGGCACTTGGGGCGATTGGGTCGCTCGAGTATGTCAAACGCTAAATGCGCGTCTGTGGGAGTTAGGCAACAATGCAATCATCGTTAGCCCTTTTGCTACTAAGGCTGTCAACCCACCGAGCTTTAGCGATGTGAGCAATGTTGGCAACATACAAAAATACAATCAGATCAGTTTTGACAGCCTCGCCGACAACTACTACACACAGGTGACCGTAACCCCAGAAGGTTTTAGCGCTGCGACAGTTACCCAGGCTGGCGCTACCACGCCGTATCGGGCGTATCAAACAAACACGCTGAACGCCAGCACCAGCCAAGCCACAGACTTTGCTAACTATCTGCTCGCTAACTACGGCACAGCTCGTTTTGCTATTAGTTCTTTTACTTGTTCAGCCGAGGCACAAGCGCAAAACTACTTAGATTTTGTGGGCTGGAATACTGACCTGACAACTTGTGCCGGTACCCAGGTGGCCGTTACTTTTCGTGGCACTACTTATCAGTGTTTGGTTGAGGGTGTGAGGGTGTCTGCGACTCCTGCTGGCGCTGTGTACACATTCTTTGTGTCGGGTGCTGATCTAAACTCTTACTTGATACTTGATAATGCGACCTTTGGTAAACTCGACTCAAACAGATTGGCGTACTAAACATGGCTATAAAAACTTTTACTACTGGTGAGGTGCTCACAGCAAGCGACACCAACACCTACTTGGCCAACTCTGGGCTGGTCGCCGTCAAACCCTCAGCCGTTACTAACGGAACGATTATTAGTGGCACAGCGTCAGCAACAGTGAACGCTACACAATCGACGGTGGTGCTGAAAGATGTTTTTAGTTCTACTTTTGATTCTTACCGTGTGGTTATTAGTAATCTCACAATGTCAAATACATTAGGTACTACAAACATGTTTGCAAAACTGCATGACGGCACTAACCCTGCAAGCACTAACTACAACTACGGAATCGTTAGAATCGACATGGCTTCTAGTGCCGTCCAAGGTACTGGAGCGCAGGGCAGCACAAATGGCGTTTTATTTGGTTCAGGTACAGGCGATAAGTTTGGTGCTTCATTTGATGTAATAAACCCAAACCTCGCAACTCACACGCTATTCAATGGTTTGCAATGGATTCAAGTTTCTGGTGGTTACTCAGGGGCTGGTGGTGGTATGCACCAAACCTCAACTGCTTACACATCTCTACAGATTGCACCCTCAACAGGCACAATGACAGGTGGCACAATAACGGTGTATGGGTATCGCAAATGAAACGCCTAGCCCTGATTAGCCTGCTCGCCATCACCCTCACAGCCTGTGCAGACCGTACAAGAGTCAACTGCGAACGCATCAAAAACAAACTGCCAGTCACCATTGGCACAGACGTACAAATAGGAGGAGGCCGTTGTGGCTAGAGAAAAATTGACAAACGAGGAAGTCAAAGCACGCCTAGTGCTAACCGTAGGCATAGGCCTCACAGCATCATTCCTGTTTAGCGTCATAGCAATTTTGTACGGCGTTCTATTCGTGACACAGCCTCTCGAACAGGCACCCAATGACGCAGAGGCTTGGTCTGTATTGTCCAGCATGCTTCTCACCCTTTCAGGTGGCCTCATCGGACTACTCGCAGGCAACGGCCTAAAAGACAAACCAAAAGACCCACCAACACCATGACACGCAAATACCCCTACTACCCAGTGACCGAACCAGGCAAAGGCAAACTGCCAGGCACCGAGAAGTTCATGGATCTATGCAAACGGCGCTACCCATCATTTACCAATCTGGGCACATGGGTAGTACGCAACATGCGAGGCAAAAAAACCTTGTCTGTGCACAGCCTCGGCGTAGCAGGTGACGTGGGGTATCCACCTACACGCGCAGGTCGAGCCCAAGCAAAAGAGCTATGGGATTGGCTTATTGAACACTCCGAAGCCATCGGCTTAGTAGAGCTGCACGACTACAAATACGGCGAGCATGGCAGAGGCTTCAGGTGCAGTCGAGGTGAAGGCACCAAAGGGGTACGCGTTTACGCCAACGCTGCAGAGTCTGCCGGCACAGGTGGTGCCTGGTTGCACTTTGAGCTTGAGATGGACATGGCCAAAGACGCTAAGAAACTAGAAGCAGCGTGGCGAGCCTTGCCAAAACCAGCGAAACCGTAGGTATCCACCAATAGCAATTTGTTTTTGCTATGGTAAAAAAACCAACTACCAAAGGGAGCACCGACATGCTTTTTACAGACCTACCACTATTCAGGGACACCGACCCTGAAACCAGCAGGCAAATCAAGCCGTTACGAGTAGGAAGCCACAGAGCAATCCTGCTACGCCAGTATTTTTACGCCACTCTTGGCCTGACTGATGAGGAAGCAGGAGCTCGAGCCGTCCTAGATGGTCACGATATAAAGGGCTATTGGAAGCGCTGCAGCGATTTACGCACACTGGGACTAATTCAGGACACAGGCGCGCGTAGAGCCCTCCTGAGTGGCTCTCAGGGCATTGTGTGTGCAATCACCCAGCAAGGCATAGACGCTGTAAAGGCCATGTCATGAGCGCCGATGCTATTTTCTGGTGGTCTAGCCTTTTTGGCTTCGCCTGTGGCGTAGGCACGACCTGTGCCCTACTTGCATGGTGGAACCATCGGTGAGCCAAAAGCCAAAGGTGTACACCTACATACCGTTAGTATCGGCCAACAGGAAATTACTAGTACAGGTGTTTATAGACCCTGAAACAAATCTGATCGTGCAGGCCCAAGTGGCCACCAGGTATGAAACTTGGGGCACGTGGGGATTGCCTACCGAGGTTTTTGAGGATTGAAAAAAATAATGGTTATAGCAATACTCTCGACAGCTCTAATGGCGACACCAGCCCACGCGCAAGAGGAATGGAACCACCCCATGCCTAAGCAGTGGTACATCAAACTCGCCCAGTGTGAGACGGGCAATAATGTGCAGCATCGAACAAAATCGTATGTGACAGCATTTGGGATTTACAGGCCAACTTTTAGAAACTGGGCTCACACATCAGACCGTAAAGCGCACCTGCTTACTTTTGCCCAGCAGGCTCGGATTG